TGGCTTGGGTTCCTTCTTCGGCTTCGGTGGCTTGGCTGGCTTCTCCGGCCGCTTCACTTTCCGGTCCGGCTTCGGCTCGGGTCCCAGCGAGCCTTCCTGGAAGGTCTCGAAGTGTGGGGGCCCGTACTCTGCGAGGAGCTGCTCGTATTCTTCGGTCAGGACATAGGTGGTTGAGCACCTACAGTAAGGATGGATCGGTGGCATCCGGACCGTGCTGTATTCCGGGTTCTTGCCGACCGTGGCAAACGTGCCGTCGAGCGGTAGTCCCTTCGGCCAGGCGGCCGCCACCTCGTGACAGAGCGGGCAGGAGTTGCCACTGATCAGGAGCTTTTTCCCCTCGCAGACCCCGCTCTCCTTGGCTGATTCCAGGCTGGCCGCGTGCACTGCCCGACTGGCCTCAGTGCGGGCAATCCGCTCGGCTCGGACCTTCTCGCAGTTCTCGAAAACCCCCATCACCCGCTTGGTCAGCTCGGGGATGCTGTCCCCCTGGGTGACCAGACCGGTGATCAGCTCTTTCCGGAGCTCGTCGAGCGCGTCGCCTAAGTTCTTCGCAGTCGTCTCATTGGTTTCCTTGCAGAAGTCGAGCGAAGCGTTCTTGATCGTGTCGTGCAAGTGCGGGTCGTGTACCCGCCAATCCAGCGGGTCCAACCCGAGCCGCGCCCGGGTGACCTTGCCCCCCTCATCCCAGTACCCGCTGATCAGCGGTGTCATGGCTGACGCCATTGGGTCATCGTAGTCAGCCAGCGACGGGAAGGCCGCCGGTAACGGCGCCCCGATATCGGGCACGGAACCGAGGATGGTTTGCAGTTGCCGTCCGAACCACCGTTTAAGCTGACGGCGCACCGGCCGCCCATCGGGTAGCTGGAACGTGTTGTTCTCATCATCGTCGTCGATGTCCCCCGGGGGTGTGCCGGGGGTGCGGGCGCGAAGAGCGACCATCGCCGCGTGGATCGCGGTCAGGACCGTGGGTAGCGAACGAATCATTCCTCGATCGTCATGCCGTTGGAAATCAGGACAATTTCGGCGTCAGGGACCGCTTCGAGGTACTTGATCAGGCCGTCCGCAACCGACTTCACGTCAGCGGCTGGACTGCTGTTTTCCAGAGCATGCCGGATTTCAGCCGCAAGGTCACCCGACTCGTTGGCGAACCCGAACGTGACCAGGTGGTGGAGCCATGGATAGTCCTCCACGCTGCATGCGAGCGCCCATTCAGAGAACTCGCTCCAGCCCAGGTTGGTCGCAACCTGGACGCCCTCCCCTTTTTCGTCGCTGACGTACTGGCTCAAGTAAGGCCTCCCCGCCGGTCGCCCTGGGCCTTTTTCGGCAACTTGTCGTAAGGTGTCCGCATCAAGACCTTCATTTCCTTCCAGTCCTTGACCGGGTGCATCGACGACAAATTGAACGACCCGGTGCCCCGCTTGTAGTACAGGTCGTTTCCGCTGTACAGGTGCTTGTTCTCACCCCCCTTGAACCGCGCCCGATGGTCGTCGATCACGGTGTGGACCGTGGTGCCGTGCGCGTTCTGGAAGTCCACCTTGCGATCGATGGCGCTCTTGAGTTCACCCGGTTTGGGGGTCTTGTGCATCGTCACTTTGTCATTTTTGCCTTGGACGAGCGTCTTGACCTCGACTCCGTGGATCTTTCCGTCCTCTTTGTGTTTGATCTCGACGTCCACGGCCTTATTGTCGGCATCGGCCTTGCCGCCAAGATGTTTCGCCACAGTGTATTCGTTTTTCTTAGTGTATTCTTGGACACTTTTGTCGGTGACCGCCGCGCTTCCGGCCGCTTTCACCGCCTTCTCGCTCTTGTACTCGACCGGCTTCCCCTTTTTGACCCGATCCGCCGCGGCTTTCGCGGTCGGATTGTGCTGCTGGGGGGTACCGCCGGCCGCTACGGCACCCCCCGTTTTCCCGCCGGCATCCCCCGTTTTCCCGCCGGTACCCCCCGTTTTCCCGCCGGTGAACTCACCGCCGTGCGGGCCACTCGGAACATGGCCCTGCTTCCGCTGTGAGGCTTCCAGCTTTCGAAGTACCCGGTCGGCCCTGCGTAGGACCGCCGCCTCGGTAACGACCGGTCCGTCGGCTGTCCAGCGGTGGGACCGTTCTACCCCGATCCCTTCCCCGTCTTCATCGTCATCGTTCTCCGGATCGACCTCGGAACCGCCGGCCGCCTCGGCGAAGTACACCTCGTCCTCATCGGTCCAGTCGTAGCCGAGGGCCTCACGGTACTCGGCCCGGGTGATCCCCTGATAGACCTGGTAGGCTTTCCCGACCCGTTCGGCGGTTTCGGTCTCGTTCTCCGCCAGGCACTTGATCCCCTCGTAGTTCCATTTGACCTGATCACCCTCGGTGAAGTCCTTGAGTAGCAGCTCCCATGTCAAGCACTCAGCCAGGCTGCCCTGGAGCGGGATCAGGCAGTCCTCATAGGCCGCTTTCCGCGCTTCACCATAGTTCGCAAACGTCTTGTGGTCCGCGCCCGCCGCCGAATTGGTGACCATCGGAGATAGCCCGACGGCCGCATGGATCTGGCCCTCGAGCCTATTCGGGATCTTGTCTAGCCTCATCTCTTCGGGGCTCATGCCCAGCCTCTGGACGGTCATGGGCCGCGGTGCGAACAGCGGTGCGCCTCTACCCTCACTGGTGTATTCCTCTCGCCACTGGTCCCGCATCACGTCGATCTCGCCGGGAGAAATGCTGATGTCCTTATCGGAAATACTGATCACGGCACCGACGATGCCCATGTTGCGCAGGATCGCGGCAGTGTAGGTATCGCACTCGTTCAGGCCGCAGATGGACCGCAGGGTCGACTTGACCTCGGAAAACCCCTTCCGGTCATCTCTGGGGTCGGTGCCGCACTTCCAGTGGATGATGTCGTCGATCTCGATCCGTTCGCGGTAGCCGTTCACCTCGTAATCGTACCAACCGATAAATTCAGTTCCATCCATCCTCCATCGCGGGAAGATCAGCCAGTGCGGTACCCACCAGAGTTGGACCACCTTGCCGGACGCCGACCGGATCTTCCTGACGTAGCAGTTGCCATCCACTACATAGCTGAGTACACATGCCGCCGAGAAGGTCCAGCGATCGTAGAACGGGTTGGGCCGGTGCAGCAGCTTGACGACCTCGGAGTTGGTAACAACCTCATCCTTACCGTCCGGGAGCTTCCTGACGACCTCCAGCACTGGTTCCGGGTAGTTCACCCGGATCCACCGCAGGCAGCATGCCACGGCGCTGTTCCGCCAGAGGTCGCCGGCCGCCGCCTCGTAGTCGTACTGACTGCCCGGCAACAGCAGCCGCCAGTTATAGCCGCCGCCCCCCAAGCCCTGGAACCGCATGCCGCCGATAGCGCGGGCGCCGGAGCGGAACATCCTCCGCGCCCCGGTGGCCAGACGGCGCAGCAGACCGGGACGGTTGCGATTTCGTGGCATAGGTTCGGGTGGTACAATGGAGCAGACAGCGGAACCGATTACTACTGTTCAGGAGGGGCGGAGATGCAACGCGTTGGTGGCCAAATCATGGAAAGCCGAACCATCCAGTTCATAAATGTGTACGGCGGGATCGTTACGGAGACCGAGCTGGTGGTCCGGCTGGATGACTCTCTGCTCGATGTCCAGGAAGACCTGAGGGGCCTCACAGTCCAGGTCGATTACTACTGTTCAGGAGGGGCGAAGATGCAACACGTCGGTGGCCAAATCATGGAAAGCCGAACCATGCAGGTCATAAATGCGTGCTGCAAGATCGTTACGGTGACCGAGCTGGTGGTCCGGATGGCTGGCCCTCCGCTCGATGTCCTCCGGGACGACCTGAGGGGCCTCGCAGTCAGGGTCGACATCCCTGGCGGCAAAAACTCCCCCGACTATCCGATGCCGCTCGGCGTCCTGTCGGATCCGGCCGTAGCCGCAGCTGCGCGTGCGAACTACTGTGCCACTTACCTTGCAGTCCCCAGTCCCGAGCCGCTTCCTAGTGGGGATCCGCCTGCGGGAGAGACCTGGCGGGACCGGGCGATCAGGGAGCCGCTTCTCTAAAGCTTCACGAACATCGGCAGTCGCGGTTTCCCCTGCGCCCAACGGGCCAGGGCCAGTGCGATCACGCAGTCGTCGTGCATCCCCTCCGGCGCCGACATGGTCACGTTCCGCGCCGGCGTCAGGGTGTACTCATAAGCCCGCAGCTCGGCTTCCTGCTCGGGAATGTCCATCAGCCGGATCGCGCCGCGCTCCAGGGCCAGGGCCAGCCCGTCGATCAGCTCGGTCTTGCTCGCGTTCGTGAACGGGTAGCCGCGGACCATGCAGCCGGCCTTATGTAGCGCCTCATAGATCGGGTCGCCCACCCCGGTCGAGTCCAGCACAGCCTGCCCCGGATAGGCCGCCATAACAGCCTTGATGGCCCCGATCTGCCGCTCCCAACTGATCTGATTGAACCGCTCGAAGTAGACCTGTTTGCCGTCCATGTTGAGCACCACGATGACCGTGAAGTCCTCGACCCGCGCCAGGTCAATCCCGATGTAGTAGGGATGCCCCCTGATGGCCGCGGTCGGCAGCACTCGGCCTCGATCGACCGCAGCTGCAACCTTTCGGAACACGCCGCCGGCGTCTTCGAGGAAGATCGCCTCGATCTCCTGCTGATAGGCCCGCTCCGGCAAGTCTTTCTTGACCAACTCCCATTCGCTGGCCGGAATGTACGGGTTCGCCATACTGGGCATCCGCCAGCATGCCCAGTCCGTTTGGAGCGGATCGAGGCCGCGCTGAAAGCACCGCCAGAAGAAGCCCTGCCCGCGCGGCGTGCTGTAAAAGTCGGCGTCCCCGCCCAGATCGGCCAGCGTGGGTCGGATCGCCTTGTCCCACCGCTCCTCAAGGTCCTTGACCTTGGCCGCTTCGTCGATCCCGACGCGCTTGTATTTCCGGCTCCTGCCCGCGTCCGGGTCGCTCAGCGTCCAGAACTCCAGCGACCCGCCGGTGATCAGCTCGATGCGGCCCGAAGTCTTGTTCTGCCGCGTGATGACCGGCTTCAAAATTCGGACGAACTCACGCCACGCCTCGTCATGGTACTTGTACGTCGGCGAGAACCAGCCGACCGGGTAGCCCTCGAGCGCGGGCTTGATCAGCCGGTGCAGGCCCAGGGTAGTCTTGCCGAAGCGTCGGCCGCATGCGATTACGTTGAAACGTTTACACGACGAGAGGATCGCCGTCTGCCCCGGGTGGGGCCGGGGTAGACTGATCTCGATCTCCGTCATATATTACTCTGATCATCACACCACCTTCGTGATGGACGTTATCGGCGACCTTGCCCTCAGTCCGGGCGAGCAGCTCGCGCAAGGCTCCTGAGTCGCCTTCGGCGATCATGTCTAACCACTGGTCCACGACCTGATCGAGCTTCGCGGGATCGCTGAGCCTAGCGCGGAGCCGGTCCGTGATCAACTTAGAGGCTGGCCGCCCCGAAGGATTGCCGCTCTGTCCGGGCTTGAACTGTGTCAGCTCACGCGACACGAAAACCTCGAAAACTTTCCCATGCACCTACTTGATTCGTGCGTATCGGATGCGTATAATAAATACAGAGACAAGACAAGGAGATGTCGAAGGGCTGTGACCCCCATGAAACCACGAATGACCCGGGTGAACATCACTCTTGACACTGAGACCATCGCCCGCCTGAAACGTATCCAGGCGGCCAAGCCCGAACTAGAAAGCCTGTCCGCCACCATCCGTCACTTGGCGCGGCAGGCCGATAAGGAGCTGAACCGTGAAGCGAAAACAAGCCGTTGAGTCGTTTCGGTCGGCCGCCGAATGCATCGGCCCGATCGAGCCGGAGATGTCGTTGTTCGCCCTGACCCGCGGACAGTTCAGCATGATCGACATGATCCTGCATACGCTCGACCAGATCGGACCATCCCATGTGAGTGTATGGACATGGGTAATCGCTGATTATGAAGTCGATTCGATCCATTCCCTGATGGTTCGCAACGAGCTGCTGTCGGCTACGTTGATCGTCGATACCTCCGGCAACGAAAAGTTGATGTCGCGCCTGCCGATTCTAGAGACCTGGCGCGCGACGTTCGGCGAGCAATCGCTCAAGATTTGCAAGAACCATGCCAAAATTGCCCGAATCTGGAATGATCGCTTCCGAGTCCTCATCCGAGGATCCATGAACTTCAATTTCAATCCGCGGTTCGAGCAACTCGACATTACTGAGGGAGGGCCGGATTTCGATCTGATCGAGCGCGTGGAGGAGGAGTTACCCGTGCTACCGATCAACTGCTCTCGCGCCGAGGCCGGCAAAGCGTCACAAGTCGGACAGGCCTTCGAGAACTCACAGCTCAAGATGTTCGACGGGATCAAAGTATGGGCCAAGTAACTACCACAAGAAATCCGCCTTGACCCGCAATGAGAGCAGTTTTTTGAGCGCCCGATCGCGAACCCCCAGGTAGGGGTTTTCGATCGGGTTGCCCGTGCGAGGGTGCTTGACGATCGCCCCAAACTCGTCGATGTTTAATGACGCTTCACGGTACTCCAGGACCGCATCCGCGTATGGGACCGCCCGATCGCGACGGGTGCCGCGCTCGATCAAAGCGTCAACGATCTCAGTCTTCGTCATATCACGCAATCATTCTTCTGGCCTGTTCCGCTACCTGTTACCAGGTCAGCCAAAGGGCTCCCGGACGTCCCGGTAATCCCTGCCGAACTCGTACGAGTCGTGGTGACTGTTCCGCTGAAACCAGGTGCGCCCATGGATGTCGGGCAGGTTCACTATCAGGTTCCACTGAGCCGCCCAGTTCCGGGTGTGATCCGGGTGACGGAAATGCGCGGCTAGCTCTTCCGGGGACGCGCAGGCCGCCCCGTTCTGGTCGATCTCGGTCAGCAGCCGGATGCGCAAGTCGTTGGTCATGCCACTGGCTCCAAGGGATACGAATTGCGAATGGCGTCTCGGAACAGCTCCACCGATCGGCGCTGCACTTCCGCGAGCCACTGGCCGAGCAGGTTACGGTCCCCAAAGCGCACGCCCGACAGTAGTATGGGCAGTTTTTCGTCGACCGCAACGACCGACCAGTGGCCCGGGAACCGTCGCGGATCGGTCTCCCAGACGAACACGAGCGGGACTGTTTCGAGGGTCATTCGGGTGCCGTCAGAGCATGGCCGGCCGCGAACACGTTAGCTACGGTCGGCACGGTCTTGGTGGTCGCAAAGTCCTGCAAGATCTTGATCAGGATCGGCGACAAGAGTTGGAACAGCGCGCCCAGGCTGGCCAGCACGGTCCCGGCAGAGTTGACGACATGCGGGCTAAGGTCTCGGTCGATGGAATCCTGGGTCTGCGCGGACAGTGTGGGTTGGGGCATGAATGGGTCCTCCGGTAAGGGGAAAACGAAGGGAACGACGCTCAATTTACAGGGCCGGCGTCCCGGGCCCCGGACCGCCCATCGCGGACCGAACGAGCCCGATGGCGAAGATAATCACGACCACGAAGAGCACGATCCTGAAGGCGCTGACAAACAGACTGGGGACAACGATGCCGCTTGCATTCAAGAACAAGACCGTCAATGCGACCGCCCCGCCGATCGCAACGACGGCGATCAGAAGTTGGAAGATCGAATATCCGTAGAACCTCACAGGTGACTCCAGTCAGTGCGTGAAACTCGCTTACAGCATGCCGCGAGTGCCTGACGGGCCATTCGGTCCGCGCCTCGCAGCCCCTTTCGTCGCATCCACGATCGCCAATGCGACCACGTTGGCTTCCTGTGCGGTTGGAGGCCGCTCCATTGATACGGCCTCAAGCAGCGAAAGGGCAATATATCTCGGCAGTAGGACCGAGACCAGATCGACGTCAGGGCCACGGGCCGGAAACGGGTCGGGCATGCTTTTACTCATGGGCGTGGCCCATCCGGTCCCGCAGTGATCGTGGCGATCTCCGCGTGGATCTGCGCCCGATCGTCGATCGAGGCCTGGTTTTGGGCTTGAATTACAGCGATCTCGGGCGCGGGCGCGGCCGCCGCGGCCGCCACGGCAACGGCCGCGGCAGTCGAGGTGACTCTCTCTTCCGAGATCCCCTCGATTTTGCCTTCGGCATGGCTGCCCTTCGCGACGGCCTCGATATATGAAGCGAGCTTGCCGTTGACGTTGACAGACAGGACGTGAAGGTCCTGCTTGACTTCGACCTTGTCGGCGGCGGCTTTCTCGGCGGCCAGTCTCATCTGGGTACGGTTATCCCACCACTGGTACACGCCCCAACCGAAAATGACCAGGAAGCCGAAGAACTGCCACTGGTTTTCGATCGGAGGGAGGACAGGAGCTACCTGAGCGAACATCATGATTTCAGCCTGGACTGGTGGATTTTCTTCAATTCGTCCAATCTGGTCACAGCCATGGCCATCGCCGAGTGCGCGCCGGCCAGCGACTCCGCCGCGATCGTCAGGGCCATCGCGGTGACGGCCGCCTCATCCGCGCTGGGACCGGCCCGACGAACCTCTAGCCCTTCCCGCACGGCGACCGCCGCCAAGCGGTCGGAGACCAGGTCATTGAGGTCATCGAGCTTGCGGGCCGCGTCCGTCAGGCGGCGCGCAGCCCTGACTACCACGACCGTAGCACATGAGGTCGCGAACAGGACCACCGCCAAATAGGCTGACATGACGCTCATGG